TCAGCTAAGCGCCTTTTTAGCGTTGGCGATTTTTTTATCTTTAGACCAATTGCAATTATTGATAAGATGATAGATAGTATTGATTGTTTTCTCGTCAACAACACCATTAACTGTAATTTTACCTGCTCTCTGTGCCTCTTTAACAGCCTTCAGAGTGCCGTCACCGAAACCATTCGAGTTATCAACCTTTGTCTTGATAATTTTCATATTGTAGAGTGTAATCAACTGCTTTTTAAATGCAAGAGTAGCTGTGTTGTGTGAGCCGTATTTAATCATTTCTTCTTTCACCTCGTTTGTTGTTTTAGCATATTTCGGTCTGCAACAGCAGGAAATATTACTTTTGTATCTTGTTCTGATTCTGAAATCGTCACACTCTGTGCCGCCGTTATTTGCTCCAATTGTCGTAATGGTAGAACTGCCCACAGCAATGCAAAGCTCAATGTGGTCAAGCGTCTTATAACCTTTCGCCCTCAACCGTGAATCGTATGTAGTTGTTTGACCGCTCCACGAAAAAATAACAAGGTCACCCGGCTTAACTTCTTTAGGACTGTAAAGCTGACCGGCATTTAAAAAGTTTACGGCAATAATACCGCAAGATGCCGTTTTACCGCCCGGAATCATATCCAACGCACCTGCTTTATTAAAAAGATACATCTGACCTGCACAACAGCACGCAACTGCATTGATTGTTGTGTTAAAAGTGCCATACCATTTCATAATATCGCAACCTTTGCCCGAGTCCTTGCCGACAAGGGATTTTGCCGTGCTGATAATTTTATCAACAGTTACTGTTGCCATAATTATTCCTCACTTTCGCAAATAATTTTTTTGTTTTCAAACTTTTTGTATGCGTCAAGATACATTTCGTTTTTATCACCATTGTATGTGCATTCGTAGTACATCCCGTCGTGTAATGTTGTGCTGATAAGGCATTTATGGTTTTGCAAAGTCTTACATGACCACACTACAAAAGTGTCAAAATCAGGTGTATCATCTGACTTATCTAAGTGATTTATCACATACTTGTTTACCTCTGATACTGCAAGTTTAATAAAATTTGCATTTGTCATAATTACTCCTCGCTTTCATTTACTTCGGGCAAACCTGCCACCGATGTGAGTACAGACAGCACGCCTGCCAAAAGGCTTGCAGAGCCTACCGCAATCCAGTTTACATCTGTCATCACGGCAGATACACCGATTGTTGCAATAGCTGTCTGAGCGACCGTTTTAATCGCTCTGACAGCTGTTGCTTTTGTCCACTGTTTTGTAAAGATTTTTTTCATTGTTATCATCCTTTCGATATTTTTTAAAAAGAGTTAAAACTCTTCTAATTAGTTAAAATTTCCTGTACGGATTAAATCCGCATAAATTTTTGCCATTTACATCATCCTTTATTTATATCTTCAAGGTCATTAATCCGATGATTAATGACTCTGATTTCTTCATCAAGAATTGCGCCATGTTGTTCAAGCTTATATGTACGCTCAATGATGGTATTATGTTTATTAACTTTATTTTCAAGTTGTTCAATGCGGTAATTTGACAGTCGAGTATTGATAAAAATACCGCCGAATGTACCGAGAGCAGTTCCCCCAAATGAAATTAAAGCAATTATTAATTCAGTCGACATTGCAAAAATCCTCCTTAATTTTGCTCATTTACTACTTGCTCATTTTTTGAATTTATAGTATTTACAATCCAGTCACAACGGTCGGCTGGAGCAGCATACATCTTATTGATAGCAGATATATTGATACAATTGTCAATTGTTAGTACATTTGGCGTGTCCGCATACGCTCCTTTGAGCGTGCGTGCCTGTATTTCTGTACCTCCGAAATCACAATCTTTGAAGGTGATTTTTGCGCCAACTTTAATAGGTAAGCCAAAATCGCTGTTATCTGCATTATCGTGACTTTGATAACCTATCGTGCAATGCGTAGGTATGATTTTACAGTTTTCAATTAAGCCGACTTCGCCAAAACTATGCCCACAACCGAACACTGGCACTGTTGTCTTATTCGCATAATCCACACAATCAGCACGACCGCCCCAAATAAAGGTACAGTGTCCCACAACCCAATTTGTTGCATAACCTGTTCCGCCACTTTCTAGGTGTATGCCGTATCTGATGTT